AGAGTTTGCTATGCAGATCGGTAAGTACAACGTAGCTATCTTAAATGACATTAAGGAATTATACCTTCATGACTTTGGTATCTTTATTGAACTTACACCGGATGAAGAGCAGAAATCTCAGTTAGAGGCAAACATTCAGATATCACTTCAACAACAAACGATTGACCTAGAGGATGCTATCGACATCCGAATGATCAATAACATTAAGTTAGCTAATGAGATGCTTAAGGTTAAACGTAAGCGTCGAATGGAGCAACAGCAGAAACAAAAAGAGATGGAGTATCAAATGCAGATGCAATCGAACATCCAATCTCAGCAAGCTGCCTCTGAACAAAAAGCTCAACTTATCCAATTGGAGTCTCAGTCTAAGATTCAACTTAAACAAGCTGAAACTGAATACAGAATCAAAGAGATGCAGGTTGAGGTTGAACTTAAACGTCAATTGATGGACATCGAGTTCCAGTACAACATGCAACTAAAAGGAATCGAAGGTCAAGCGATTAAGGAAAGAGATGATGAGAAAGAGAAAGCAAAAGACAAACGAGTTGACTTACAGGCTACTAGACAGTCAGACCTAATAAACCAAAGACAAAACAACCTACCTCCTAAGAATTTCGAATCTACAGAGGATAGTTTGGATGGATTTGACTTAGAGTCTTTCGGGCCTAAATAGATGTAAGTAAATAATACTTAACTTTGTAACAATTAAATCTAATTATAATGAGTGAATTTACAGTAAGAACGGTTGACTTCGAAGAGAAGTCACTAGCAGAAAAAGAGACAGCGCTTTTAAAAGCACATGAGGAACAAGTGGAGGAAACTCCGGTTGTTGACTTATCAAATATTGACACACCTCCGGTAAACGAACCGGTTGAACTAGATGAATCTAGTGTAGTATCTTACTTAGGTAAGAGATGGAATAGAGAGATTACTTCTTTAGATGACTTGGCTGAACAACGTTCAGTTAATGAAGATCTACCGGAGGACGTTTCTGCATTTCTAAAATACAAAAAAGAAACTGGACGTGGGATTGAAGACTTTATCAATTTGAATAGAGACTACAACACCATGGATCAGGACACTTTGCTTCTTGAGTACAACAAAGAACAAAACGAAGGATTAGACTTAGAGGACGTTAAGTTTGAGTTAGATACCAAGTTTGGTTATGATGAAGACTTTGATGACGAAAAGGAAATCAAGAAAAAACAAGTAGCAAAGAAAAAAGAGCTTGCTAAAGCTAAGGAGTATTTCAATCAACTGAAGGATCAGTACAAGGTGCCGCTTGAGTCAAGGGAGACCTTTGTTCCACAAGAAGATAGAGATGCATACTCTGCTTACAAGAAACAGATAGAGTCTGGAGCTGAAGCCCAGGAAGACCAAGCAAAGAAGTCGAAGTATTTTGCTGACAAAACAAATGAGTTATTCTCTGAGAAATTCGAAGGTTTCGGATTCAACATTGAAGAGGGTAAGAAAGTTGTTTATACGCCAACAGATGCGAAGACCTTGAGTCAAGAACAATCTAATTTATCGAACTTTGTAAATAAGTTCTTAAATGAAGAAGGTTACTTGAAGGACGCTGAAGTATTCCACAGAGCGATTGCTGTAGCCTCAAACCCTGAAAAGTTTGCTAAATTCTTTTACGAGAAAGGCAAAGCAGAGGCGGTTGATGGTATTGCTAAAGAATCAAAGAATATTGACATGGTTCGACAAGCACCCCAAGTAACCAACAAAGCAGAGGGTATGCAGGTTAGAGCGTCCGAACCAAGTGGGTTTGGTAACAGATTAGTTATTAAAAGTAAAAATAAAAACTAGAAAAAATGGCTGGTACATTAGCAGGTTCACCTGGGGTAAGTTTAACTCCAAGTGCACAAAAAGTTGCTATTCCGGATAATTACATCACGGATTTCAACTTCTTAAATCAATTTCTTCCTGACACTTATGAGCAGGAATTCGAGCGTTACGGTAACCGTTCAATTGCATCTTTCTTGCGTATGGTTGGTGCTGAGCTTCCTACAAACTCTGACTTAATCAAATGGGCAGAGCAAGGTCGTTTGCATACAAAGTACACAAATGTTATTCCATCCTCTGCGGCTGGTTCAGACACTGCGACTTTTACAATGCCAACAACGTCTCCTGTTACTTTATGTAACTTCAGAGTAAATCAAACTGTATTTTTATCATCTCAAACTGTATCTGCTAATTCAGGTAAAGCTGTCATTAGTGCAGTTGCAGCAGATGGTTCTACATTTACAGCTAAATTTTACAATGCTACAGGTTCTCCGTTTACAATTACAACTGAACTTGTAACAGCATTCGTTTATGGATCTGAGTTCCAAAAAGGAACAACTGGAATGGTTGGTTCTTTGGAGGCTCAAGATGTATTCTTCGACGTTAAACCAATCATCATCAAAGATAAGTACACTGTATCAGGATCTGATATGGCACAAATCGGATGGGTTGAGGTAACAACTGAGAACGGAGCTACAGGATACCTTTGGTATATGAAGTCTGAGCATGAGACTCGTTTACGTTATGAGGATTACTTGGAGATGGCAATGGTAGAAGGTGTTCCTGCTGAGGCAGCATCTGATGCATTAGCTTACTTATCTCCTTCAACTGCAACAACGTTTGCTGGTGGTACTGCTGGTTCAACTGCTGCTGGTACTAAAGGTTTATTCTACGAGATTGAAAACCGTGGTAACGTTTGGTCTGGTGGTATTCCATCTGCATTGTCTGACTTCGATACAATCGTACAACGTTTAGACAAACAAGGAGCTATCGCTGAGAACACATTGTTCATCAACCGTCAGTTCTCTTTCGATATCGACGATATGTTGGCTGCACAAAACTCTTACGGAGCAGGTGGTACGTCTTACGGATTGTTTGATAACGATGAGCAAATGGCATTGAACTTAGGTTTCACTAGCTTCCGTCGTGGATATGACTTCTACAAAACAGACTGGAAATACTTGAACGATGCTACACTTCGTGGAGGTTTAGTAGGTGGTGCTATTAATGGTGTTTTAGTTCCTGCTGGAACAATGAACGTTTATGACCAAGTTCTTGGTAAAAACGCGAAACGTCCATTCTTACACGTTCGTTACCGTGCTTCTGAATCTGAAAACCGTCGTTACAAAACATGGATGACAGGATCAGCAGGTGGTGCACAAACAAGTGACCTAGATGCAATGGAGGTTAACTTCTTGTCAGAGCGAGCGCTTTGTACATTAGGAGCTAACAATTTCTTCATCTTCAAATAAGAAGAACAAATATGACAGAGTATCACTGATGATACTCTGTCTATTTTTTATTGTAAATTAAATTATATCAAATGAAAAGAGTAAAACTAGATTCGAAAGATCGCACCTATCTTTTAAAAGGTGATTCAGCCCCATTAACTTATTTTATCTTATCTCGCGATACAAAGCGAAAAAGATTACTTTACTTCGATGAAGAAGAAGGAGTCAATCTTACATTAAGATATGCTAGAAATCAAAAGAGTCCATTTGAGCACGAGCAAGATGCAAATGCAATCTTAGAGCCAATCGTATTTGAAGACGGAGTCTTAATGGTTCCAAAAACAAACCCAGTACTTCAGGAGTTCTTACATTACCATCCTGGTAACGGAACTGAGTTCTATGAATTTGACTCAGAACGAGATGCTCAACAAGATGTTGAATACTTGGTATCAGAAATTGACGCATTAATCGCAGTTCGTGATTTAACCCAAAATGACTTTGGTAAATTAGAAGCAATTGCTCGATTGGTATTGGCAGGAAATGTCGATACGATGAGCTCAGCTGAGGTTAAACGTGACATGATGTTATTCGCTAAGCGTTACCCTCATGATTTCATGGAGGCATTAGATGATCCATCATTATCAATCAATAACATTGCATTCAAGGCAATCTCAGAAGGATATCTTTCATTCAGAAATGGTAAAGAGATTTACTACAACTTGAAAGACAATAAGAAACGCTTATTGACTGTTCCGTTTGGAGAAGACCATTTATATGTTCTTTCTTCTTACTTGCAGTCTAACGAAGGCTTAGAGCTATACAAATTCTTAGAAGAAAAGATTTCTAATATTTAGTATATTTGTACTTTATAAACCCATTAATTTTTTAGACATGGAAAAGTTTTTAAGTATCCCAGTAACAAATGAGCAACGTCAATTAGTATCTGCAACAGGTATTGTATTAATCGAGCAAGATTCAACTACAACAGTTGGTATTCACTACAAATCTAGCACAGGAACTGATGTTGTGACAATTACACATGCAACAGCACCTGCAGCAAATGAGACAATGCGTGATGCAATTCAAAATGCACTTATTGGTGCATTGCAAACATCTTGGACTCATGTAGCATACGAAGTGAATAACCTTCCTTTTGCTGTATCTGCTATCACTATTGCTTAATATTAGCAACCTACTACTTAGAAGGCACTTTTTAATCGAAGTGCCTTTTTTTATTTATCTTTGTAAAAAGCAGACACATGATTAATGATGTTCGAAATATCGTTTTATCCATACTAAACAAAGAGAATAGAGGCTATGTGACTCCTATGGAGTTCAACCTATATGCCAAGCAAGCTCAGTTAGATATCTTTGAGAACAATACGTTCTCATACAGCAAT